ACACCAGTTCCCAATATGTCAGCTACCGCAACAGAAGATCAAGGTGATCTTGCTGCATATGGTACTTCTTCTAGCTCTAATCATAGCTTCACAAAGTCATTTACAGAGCACTGCGTAATATTAGCTTTGTGTAATGTAACTTGTGATCTCACTTACCAACAAGGAATCGATAAAATGTTCTCAAGAAGAACTAGGTTCGATTACTATCTACCATCACTATCTCACTTAGGTGAACAAGAAGTATTAAACCAAGAAATATACTTCCAAGGAGCAGCGGCTCCCACTTCTGATATCGCAGTATTCGGATATCAAGAAAGACACGCAGAGTATCGTCATAAAAAATCGATGATCACAGGTCAATTCAGATCAACATATTCATCATCACTAGATTCATGGCACTTAGCACAGGAATTTTCATCACTTCCTACACTAAACCAAACATTCATTGAAGATGCTCCACCAATTTCAAGAGTAGTAGCAGACGCAGTTGCACCTGAAATTATTCTAGATGCTTTCTTTAATATTAAAACTGCTAGACCAATGCCACTTTACAGTATACCTGGTCAATTCGGGAGGTTCTAAATGTGGGGAGGAATCGCAATGGGAGCTGCAAGTTTACTTGGCGGCTCCATGGCTAACTCAGCAAGAAGTAGAGAAGCTTCTAGAAATAGAAGATTCCAAGAAAGTATGTCAAGTACAGCAAGACAAAGAGAAGTAGAAGACTTAGAAAAGGCGGGACTTAATAGAGTCCTTGCCGCTGGTTCACAAGGTGCTTCAACTCCAACTGGTTCAATGGCAGCTCAAGAAAATGTAATGGAAGGTGCTTCACAAGCATTCTCCAATTCAGCCCAAGCTATCATGAACAAGAAAAAACTTGGTTCCGAAATTGATTTAATCAATGCACAAGTAGAAAAAACTAAAAAGGAAACCAAAGTAACATCGGATACCGGTGAAAAAACAGGAGTGCAAGCCACATTGTGGAAAAAATTGCAAGACGTACTAGACTTTGCTGAAAGAAAACAAAATGCAGCAAAAAAACACACAGATAAGATTATGAAACCTAAAACTAAGAAAGGCAGAGACTTTCAAAAAGTAATAAAAGGTGTAATCTACAACAGACAAGGATAAACATGAAAAAAATTACAGAAGAATACATTCAAAAAATCAAAGACAAAAACCCAAATCACGAAGTAAAATTACGTGATAATGGCTCAATCTCACTTTCATTAAAATGTAAAGACAAATCTAAAACAATGCAAGAATTCAAAGACGAAGTTAATATTAATAACATAATGTCTAGATACAAAAAAACTGGCGTTGTAAGTCACATAATGAAAGATCAACCAATGTTTGACGATGTATCAGAAACAATGTCATACAGAGAAGCTCTACAATTACAGATCACTGCATCAGAAAACTTCATCAAACTACCTGCTAAGGTAAGAGCTAGATTTAGAAACGATCCAGCATATTTAATGGACTTTCTAAATAATAGCAACAATTACGACGAAGCCGTTAATCTCGGACTCGTCGACCCTAAAAAACCTGCACCGGCTCAGGAGCCCCCAAAAGCTCCAATAGAGCCCGTTTCTCAAGAGCCTAAGGCTAACCCTTCATAGTAGCCCAAAAAGCTCTCACACCAACAATAAGCCCCTCAAATGAGGGGCTTTCTTATATCCCCTCAAGCCCTTTGCTCAAAAGCAGCAGAAATCAATGATTTCAATGCTCAGCGGAATTTATTCCGCTATCAGGTCGCAAGACCGTTCAGAATACTTTAGTATTCGTTAAAAAAGCACCGTAATTCGGTGCATCGGAACAGTTCCTACTTGATGTAACTGTTCCAACTGACACCGCAACCTTTACAAAAAACTATAAGTGTGTAAAAATACATATAACAAAAAAACACACCATAAAAAAAAGGAAAAACTATGCGTGGAAGAAAAAAACTAAAAAACTCAAAATCAAAAAAGCTATTCAAAAAAACAGCTTCAAAAACTCACATTAAAAACATTAATACAAAATCAATGCGTGGTGGTTACAGACTATAATGCCCTGCTACTCACCTTTAAACGCATTTCAATCTAAACACAAGAAACCAAACGGTAAAACGTTCCTTTCGTTCTCAAAAGTAAAATCAAAAAAGAACTGGAACTCTATCAAAGTACCTTGTGGACAGTGTATCGGCTGTAGACTAGAAAGGTCACGCCAATGGGCTGTACGCTGCGTGCATGAAAGCAAGCTTCACGAAGAAAACTGCTTCATCACGCTGACGTTCAATGACGAACACCTAAACAATAATAAGTCCCTAGTGAAGCGGGACTTCCAACTATTCATGAAAAGACTCCGTAGAGCTTTTCCAGAAAAAACAATCCGTTATTTCCACTGTGGGGAATACGGAGAACAAAAACATAGACCGCATCATCACGCCTGTATATTTGGGCTTGACTTCAAAGACAAATTACTATGGAAGGTACAAAATGAAGAAAATTACTACACTAGCGAAAAACTTACTAAAATCTGGAGTGACCCAAAAACTAAAAAACCTTATGGCTTCTGCACTATTGGAGAAGTCAACTTCAAAACCGCAGCTTACGTCGCTCGGTATATTACTAAAAAAATTACTGGGGAACACGCTTCCACCTATTATAATGAACTGGATTATCAAACTGGCGAAATACTTATTGAGAGAATCCCTGAATATACCACCATGTCCAGAAGACCTGGAATCGGAAAAAAATGGTACGACCAATTCAACGGAGACTGGTACCACGAAGACAAACTAATTATGAGGGGCAAGGAAATGAAGCCCCCTAAATACTATGACAAACTTTATGAACTCGAAAATCCTGAACACATGGAAGAAATAAAATGTCAAAGAAAACAAACTGCAATACTGCGAAAAGAAGATACTACAGAAGAAAGACTTGCAGTAAGAAACAGAAATAAAATAAGACAAACTAATCAACTTAAACGTGGCTATGAAAAACTTTAAATTTAACTTGCCAGACTTTAAAGAACTGGATAATAATATCTCCACAAACAAAATTCACGAAGTGCTAATGTCAGCACTTCACACTATGGAGAAAAAACATGATAACAAAAATTTACACGTTAAGAGATCAAGTAGCACAATTCTATCTGCCAACATTCCCAATGAAAACAGAAGGCGAAGCAATCAGAGCTATGCTAGAAACTGCTAAAAATGAAAACACACAATTTCACAATTCACCCGCTGATTTCGTTCTATATGAAATCGCAACATTCGATGACAACACAGGGGAATACGAAATGTACCTAGATAAAAAAAGACTAGGTTCAATCGAAGAATTACAAGCACCAAAAGAAGCAAAAGAAGAATAACAACAAGCCCCTTAATTGGGGCTTTCACATTAACACACTGTAACATCAAATCATCCAGGAGGATTAAAAATGAAATCAGTAATGCAACACAGTTACCAACAAAATCCCAAGGTATCTGTACCAAGATCACAATTCAGTCGATCACATGGATTAAAAACAACATTCGACAGTCAATATTTAATACCGATATATTGCGACGAAGCTTTACCCGGAGATACATTTAATTGCAATCTCTCAACATTTGCTAGACTAGCAACACCGTTAAAACCAATTATGGACAACATGAAAATAGATACTTTCTTTTTCGCTGTTCCATACAGACTACTACAAACAAACTGGGAAAAACTACACGGAGCCCAAGACAATCCGGGCGATACAGTAGATTACGAAACACCAATCTTAGATCAAACAGGTACGCCAGACACATTTACAGTCGGTACAATATACGACTATATGGGTTTACCAACAGACGTACCTTTAGACGCAACAACAGAAATAAATACATATTTCTTTAGAGCATACAATAAAATATATAATGAATGGTTTCGTGACGAAAACCTAGTAGACTCTGTTACAGAAAACGTTGGCGACGGTCCAGACCTTTCAACAGACTACACACTACTTAAAAGAGGAAAAAGACACGACTACTTCACTTCTGCATTACCATGGTTACAAAAATCAGAAGATGGAGCCGTTTCACTTCCAATCGGTACAAAAGCACCAGTAACAGGTATTGGGGCTCACGATCAGGTTTACAACACCGCTGATCAAACAGTATATGAAACAGGAGCATCAGCTTCAACAACATACTTAGATAATAAAAATGCCGCATCAGATTCAGTCGGTCAAAGAGTATGGATTGAAGAAGACCCTAATAACGCTGGTTATCCAAATATTTATGCGGATCTTTCATCAGCTACCGCAGCAACAATCAATCAATTAAGAGAAGCAATTCAAGTACAATCAATCTACGAAAAAGACGCAAGAGGCGGGACTAGGTATGTCGAACTTATCAAAGCACACTTTGGAGTTACCTCACCAGATTTCAGATTACAGAGAAGTGAATATCTTGGAGGAGGCTCACAACCAATTAACATTACACCAGTTCCCAATATGTCAGCTACCGCAACAGAAGATCAAGGTGATCTTGCTGCATATGGTACTTCTTCTAGCTCTAATCATAGCTTCACA